ACAAAAGAAATGCGGTCAGTGAAAGATCCGTTTGACGGTATGACTATCTTTGTCATGAACGTCGAAGCGTTCTCCACGGTCAAAGGAAAGCAAGCGGGGGAGTGGTTGGGTCGTGCGTTTGGTTCGAGGGGAATGATTGCCATTGACGAATCAACCACGATCAAGAACCCCAAGGCCAAACGCACTAAAAGTCTTACCAAAATTGCAGAAGCATTCAACTACAAAAGACTGTTGACAGGGTCTCCGATAACAAAAAGTCCGCTTGACATCTATTCCCAGGCTGAGTTCCTACAAAAGAATGTGCTTGGATATGATTCGTTCTACGCATTCCAAGGTCGATACGCTGTGTTGCAGCGGAAGAAGATGGGAGCACAAGCATTCAATCAGATCGTTGGGTTCAAAAACCTAGACGAACTGACAGTAAAGATCGACCAGTTCTCGTATCGAGTTCTGAAAAAAGATTGTCTTGACCTACCAGAAAAGATTTACACAGCCAGATACGTGCCGACCACCAAAGAACAGAAACAAATGTACGAAAGTATCCGGCGTCATGCCATGGTTTTGTTTGAAAATGGTGAAATGACCTCGGCTCCTGCTGTGATTACACAATTACTCAGGTTACAACAGATACTTTCTGGTCACTTGAAGACAGATGATGGGGAGATGATATACTTTCCGTCCAAAAGAATGGATGCACTTGCAGAAATTATGGACGAACACGATGGCAAAGCGATCATCTGGTCTCGGTTCCGTTACGACATCCAACAAATCGTAGAAATGCTCAACAAAAAGTTTGGATACGGGTCAGCTGCTGCATACTTTGGCGACACTTCTGATGAGGAACGTAATAATATTGTGCAAAACTTTCAAAATCCGCAACATCCTTTGCGGTTCTTTGTTGGCAACCCACAGACCGCCGGATACGGTCTGACATTGACCGAAGCAAACCTGGTGGTGTACTATGCAAATGACTTTAACCTCGAAACTCGTATGCAGTCAGAGGATAGAGCACACAGAATTGGACAGAAGAACAACGTGACTTACATTGATCTTATAACCGAGGGTTCAATTGACGAGAAGATTGTGAAATCTTTACAAGCTAAGATAGAAATTGGTGCAAGAGTTCTTGGAGAGGAGGCTAGACAATGGCTGACTATGATCCCAGTATAACAAAAATATTGGAAGAACGGTGTGTCGGATACGCATCAGAAGAGACAGCTGCAAAAGAAATAGCGAAGCTGACTGGCCTCAATTTAGATGTAGCAAAGGCTTTTTGTAGAGGATGGTCGAAGATGTCGGCTGTTGAAATCAGAGGATATCGCAAGGGGCCAGACTGGGTAAATAAAAAGTATTTGCCAGAATAGTTTTTCGTGTTACCATAATTACACTGCTCGTACTTTTCATAGCTCCATGATGAAAAGATTAAAATTTTGGAATACTGAGGGGGCTTCGCCCCCTCTTCTTTAGTGCCAGGTTACTTTGTTAAGATCCCTCGCACCCCCACGATTGTCCTTCTTGTGAAAGTTTATGTCGTATTGTTTGGATGCTTGATGCACAGCCTGACGAGAGATGCCAAGCTCCCTTGATGTCTCGGATATTGTAAGACCTTTCTCGGCACACTTTCTGTAGTCTTCAACCGTGTACTTCCATTGTCTCATATCTTCACTCCATTAGATCGTAACTTTGATACAAACTGTTTAAGGTCTTCTCTCGCTCTCCACAAGTCCTGTTCAACATTACGTGGAGCATTGTACTTGTATCGCTCCTCCTCCAATCTATCTACTTGTTGTTTCAGAAAACGATACTCAAACTTATGTGCAGGACTGAGTGCTTCATCTCCCATTTTCAACCTTCTCCTTCTCCAAAGGTTCTTTCTCCCATGGTGGTTTAGTCAAGGTGATGTTTCGTTTATTCATCACCGACATCCGGCGTTTGTAACCGAGCCACTCTTTCTGTGCCTCAGTCCACTTGCTCATTCTCGGTTTAGCTTTCTTCATCTGGTCTCACCTTCGGAGTGACATTAGGTTTCTTTACACCTGACATGAACGGTGTTCGTTGACAGTACATCATGATTTCTTTGCCATATGTGTCGGCAAGGATATCATATAGATCATCCATCACTCCGTCGCCCATTGCATCGTAACAGGCTTTCTCACTCGGGAAGATAACAGACGTAGCTACGTCTTGGTCTTCGACCACGTACTCAATGATAAGTAACGTGTAGAATAGTTTAAACATTGCGCTTCCTCCAAACATATAATCCCGCAGCGGCTAACGCACTGATTAAAAGTTTACCTATGATCTGTCCTTCTATAAAGGCTAACGATCCAAAGGCTATGGCTAGGAATGCCACGCTATCTACGACAGAACCCACACCGCCGGAAGCTAAGATAGCTAACGGTTTATTCTTCTGTCTTAATTTGGCGTACACAAAGAAGTCAGAGAGTTCTGATATTGAGAACGCAATGAAACTTGCCAGTGCTATATATGGATCTGCCAAGAAGTAAGAAAGGATTGCACCAATCACGACAGCGGCAAGAGCATACTTCGCGCCCATCCATTCGTGAACCAAGTCCCTCAGAACCAGTGCGGCTCCTACCATTAACACACCAGAGGGTGCGGTGATCCCGAAACCCAAGGGTATAAGACATGGTCCGTCTGGAACACAGACCGTGCCAACGTTTGAAATCATCCAGTTTGCTGCCGGAACTGTGGCAACAAATCCTGCGAATGCTAAATACTTTTTCATATAATCATCTCCGTTTGTTCTGGACGCAGCTCCCATCCTACTGGGCATTGTATTGCGTCGATCCTCCTTGCCATCCGCTCGGGACAGATGTTTAATTCATTATGATGTCGTGCCACGTTGGCACTATCGGCACTGGCAAAAGGCCACTTGTCTCCAGACAAAGCCAACCCTCGAAGCATATGCACCCAAGGAATTGATCCACGTTTGGATATAGCATTGAATGCCTCGTCTGCTCTTCTTTCCCAAGGAGCAGATCCTACTTGCCAATACTTTCCACTTGACCCGAAACAAATTTTCCCGAAGCCCAGGTCAAGCAGTTTTAATAGATGGTCTATTGGTTCAGCCATGTGCCACACAATTGCACTGCAATCTTTTCTGTGAGGCCATTGCTTGATCAGATCCAGATTATCTTCTGGCTCACCATCAATTACATCAGGCACAACTGCCCAATGCGGATGAGACAAACGTGCTTCCAACCATTCATAGTATTTGACCCAGTCTGGTTCTGCGCCTTTAGTGAATGCCGTGAATGCACCGTTGTCCCACATTACAGATTGTGCGTTTAATAAACACCAATCTCCATCTCGTTTGTCGGCAAACGAAACACAAAAATGTTTTCCCGCCATCGCCAATAGCTTTGAACGTGGCGTGATAGGCGTACCATGGTAGTGTATCACTCCCTTGTTTCCTCCAAGAAATCATCAAATACCGAAAGATTAGTGCTCTCGCATATCAGGCATTTGCTTTCCATTATTTTTTCAATTTTAGATACGGACATAGGAAATCTTCCGGCAACCCACATCGACTTACAATCTTCACAAAACAACTTCAGGTACTTACCTTGAGGTCGCTTTCTTACAGTCCCTAAAAACTTAGCCAAGTTGTTGCTTGCCCTCGTCCGTGATCTCCCAGACAAAACAAGGGTTGCCCACAGGATAAATGTGGGACATCTGCACCCACCCTTTTCCCTTCATCGTGGACAGATAATACGCAACCGTGCTCCGCTTGACCGCAGTCCGATCTGCTATCTGCACAGTCGTGCCCTTGTCTTTGCTTACTTCTGATAATACTTGATATGCTTTCGTATTCTTTCTCATTTGATACCTCAATGTTTATAGATAACTTCTTCACGCAGATCCTCAGTCGCCATGACCATCATCTCTGCACCTAACTTCATGTCTTCTGCGTCCCAGTACTTACTGGCAATGTTCATGAGCGTTGCTAATACCTCCATGTTGCTCATGTAATCAGGCAATAGTTTTGATATGTTGTCAAACCAAAGTCCTTTTTCCATTTGACCCTGCGGCCCTTCGCACAGATGGTGATCCATTCCGTCAATCACCATGCTTATTGACCAAGTCAAAACATTATCGAGCTTTTTAAGTTTGGCTACAAACTCTTGAACCTCAGACCAATTCTCTTTCAGTTCCCAGTGTGGAAGCTGACTGATTTCTAAGAACCCTAGCGGCTCAATGTCCTCCAACCATGTAACTACATACATCATTTCCTCCTTTTTCTTTTTGTCCTGGGCGCATCTATGGGTGGCAAGTCAGCCACCAGTGCATCAGGATTGTTACGTTTAATTCGAGTATTGACGCCAATGTTATGGTTCAACTCTCGTAAAAACTCTTCTGCTGTTGCGTCGCCGTCACGGATCTCCTGAACGCGATCCGCGACGTAGTAAATACAGATCCTATCGTCAATCATATCATACCTCCTTTCTCGGTAGATGATAACTTTTCTTTATCCCGAACCTCGGGTGGCCTGCTTCGTAGCCATGGATGTACTGCTCCCAACGATTGCGAACCGTGCTCCAATAAACTTTATCCCAATGTTCTTCTGCTTTCCTCGGATGCCCACGACGAAAGTGTAGGGCTTGCTTGCCACCAGACTTTGTCTCTTCATCCTTCGATTTGACTGGTTCACCCACGTTCCATTGAACTAAGTTCCAACTGTCAGGCGTAAACTTACCCAACATCTTTTTTATCTTTGCCTTGTGGAAGGGATGAATTTTCTGCTGTCGTTGAACCACGAACCTCGGTGTGTTTATGGTCTGTAAAAAAGCACAGGCAAATTGTGCCATCTGAATTAAAAGAGGTTTGTGCTTCTCTATAGTATCATCGTATGGAGTAATAGTACCCTTGATGCTATCAACTGTTCCCACCTCCAACGGTTTGGTGTCCGCTAACGTATCGGTAGAGACAGGTCGATATACTACATCAACTCCAAAAATCCGGCAGTACCGTTCATCTTCTGGATCGTCCACAAGATTAGAAAGAATGTACATTGCCTCCGCACCTTTTTTGTCAGGGTTTTTTTCATCCCAACCATCTTGTTCAAGAAGATTACAGTACAAGCCAACCTTATCGGCAGGTAGAACCACATCCGTAGAAGGGGGTGTCTCTAACTCTGGAAAAATGTTTTCGAGGTTTATGGAAACATACTCAAAGATCTCGTTCACATCAAAGAACTGGATGTCCTTTGCCATTGTGTCAGCCAACCGATGAAACCCATTCGATCTATAGAAGTGCACCATATCACGAACAAAGTATAGCATCTGCCTCTTCGGAGACTTGGGTACAGTGCCAACCCTGATTTGTTTGGCTAGGTCATAAGCCTTAGAGATCTCTGCTTCTCCGTAGGTATCATTCAAGTTCATGTTACCCGAACCAAACGTGGCATTGTTGATCAGATAATTTTTATCCTCTTCGGGTTCTAATCTGCCGATATTCCAACCACCTGCACCTTGTGTAAGGTTCTGCCGATACCGTTGTCTGCTTGATGCCCTCTTTGGGTTTTTTGGTCTTCCACCATTCCATTTTGTAGTCATTGTTTTACCTCCATTTTCACTGTTAACTTTGTCTTCTGCAAGTCGTGCAAGTCTTTTGCTCATTGCCTTACCTCCATGTAACTTTCAATTAACCCTTGCGCGACTTGCGCCGTGATGGCGTTTCCGTAGGCGCGGAGTCGTCCCACTCGGGCGGTAGCCC